TTTATAAAAAGATTTTATCTCAGGAGCATTTAGAAGAGAAAACAAAAAGTTTTCTATGTTGGATAATAGCTAATTGGGATAGTTATGAATGGGCGAGAGATAAGGCGATAAAAGTTGGCAAGGGATCTAAAACAATAAGAAGAATTTTGACTAAAGAAATAGGAGCAACACCGCCTCTATTGTGTAATTGGAAAAGTCAGGTAGATATGTTAAGGCAATTTGATATAAATTAGTGATTTCATTCTGCTCTCTAAGGAGGGCAGAGATGAGAACATTAAAATGTCGTTTGTTCTCTATAAGTAAATTTATTATGAAAGATGATTTTAAGGACGAGGTATTTTTAAGCGAAATTAAAACCGATGAAGAAGGTTTTAATTCGTTGGCAAGTCGCAAGGAGTTAGAGCAAATGTTAGCTGATACTATAAAAAGCGGTATTTGGAGAGCTGTTGACATAAGTATGGAGAGTGGAGATTTTTGGAGCAACGGTTGTGATACTTTGGTTTTGATGTTTAGTATAAACAGCGGATTTACAGCCGGGCTTGAGGTCGCTGATTTCGTTAAGAGATGCGGGGCTGATGAATATAGTTATCAAGAGGCAGTATTTCAAGGCAAAAGAAAGGTCGTTGTTAGATTGTGGTGGGATTAAAAATATGAATAAATGTGAAGTTTGCGATAACGAAATTTATAATCCTGAATACGAAGAGGTCGGATTGTGTTCGGCTTGTGCTACTGGAGAAAGTGAAGAAGCAAATCCATTAGAAAAAAAATATTCTTGTGAAGATTGTGATAATGAAATATCAAAACAAGAATATGATAATAATGGCGAGATGTGTGATAGGTGTTTATTGGCAATGAATATTTAATTAAAAAAAATGAAATTAAAAAAAGCAAAAATACAAATAGATTTCTACGATGATATTTATGACAATGCTGAAAAGGGCATAAATATTTTGAGGCAAAAAATGGAGCATGATTTTGATATTCTAAAAAAGGCACAAGTGGTAGATATTGGAAATAATAAAATATGGACTAATTCAAAAAATGTTTTGGTTCTGATGATTGACTGGAAAGAGGATGCAGTACTTGGTTTAGAGATAGGTCAATTCGCAAAAGCAATGGTTGTTAAAGAGTTTGATTATATTCATACAAATATAAATTTCAGCAATGAGGATGTTGTGATTTCTAAGAAGGTGGTTTTCGTGAGGTTTGAATGGGAGGAGGAAACGCCTGAGGAAAGGAAGGAAAGGTCTGAGGCAAGGAAAAAAGAAATAGCAGAAAATATTAAAAAGATAAAGGACGATCCTAATTTACAAGACTAATATGAATAAATGTGAAGATTGCGGATGTGGAATGAGTGGTGGATTTTGTTCTAACTGCCACGAAGAAGTATTTATCGCAGAACAATATATTGAATTAGGAGAAGATGTGCCTTTATCAATAAATAATAAGGCAAATGAGCATATAAATAATAAAAGTCGTATAGAACAAGCGGAGCAACAAAGAGATATTGAGTCCAATAGATTGCGAAAAGAACATTTTGAAGCATATGGAGAATATCCTAAATAAAAAAATGAAATTCAAAAAAGAAAAAATAAAACTTGGTTTGAAAATCAAAACTAATGCCTACGGAGAGCGCGGGACTTCAGATTGGATTCAAGGCAGGGTTCACAAGTTAAAAGTTTTGTCTTTCATTATTAGGTCGGACGAAGGAGAGAATAGAGAGGTTTATTACTCTAATGAGAATCCAAAGATTCAAGTTTATTATGGATAAATTTTTGGCAAAAATAATTCCTGACGGGGAAGGCAAGAAATTGGTTTTGAAAGATACAAATTATTATAATTCAGTCATTAAAAGAAAAAGATTAGGGGACTACGAATTGTCTTTGAAGTCAATCAGATTAGATGCGAGAAAAAGAACACTGCTTGAAAATAATTATTATTGGGGAGTTGTGATCGTGGTATTCGCAAGTTATGGAATGGATGAGGAATATTGGCATAATCTCTTTAAGGTCAAATTCATTGGTCCTTCGATCACTGGCGAGAAGAAAATCAATGCGGAGCGTTGGAGTCCTGATGGGGTCATTGATGTTGGCGCAAATTTAACAACGACAGAAATGACAACTGTTAAATTTGAGAATTATCTAAGAAAGATTAGGGAGTGGGGAAGCACAAGTGAATTTTTAAGAACTCAGTTTGGCAATGCCATATTCGTACCATTGCCTAACGAGAAGGAATTTGATTAGTAAATTAATTATATGAATATGAAAAGAATAAGTGTTATATTAGAAGCTTCAAATCTTTGGGATGAATTTTTGAAGGATAGAATTAAAAAGATAATGGAGGACGATGTTGTTGCATTAGAAGATAGGGCTGAAAATCTATTCGCTATGGTAGTAGAACCAGATAGAGAATTTAGGAATTTTGTAAAGTATATTCTAAAAAAAAGATGAGACAATTCAGCAAAAATCCGATTAGTAAATTAATCAGAAAGGCAGACAAGACTATTCAAGATTATTTCAGAAGGATATTCCGTGATTTTCCTTGCGAGGTTTGTGAAAAGAGACGATTTGTTGAGATGCATCATTTTGCGAGAAAGAGCGAGTCTAATTTTTTGAGGTATCACGAGAAAAATCTTATCAAGGTTTGTAGGATCTGCCATTCTTGGGCTCACGGATTTGATGAGTCAGGATTCAAGGACAGGGTCAAAGAAAAGAAGGGTCAAGAATGGTTTGATTGGATTGAGGCAAACAAAAGAAAATATTTAAGGTTAGATGAGAAGTATTTAGAGTTGGTAATTAAAAAATATAATTAAGAATATTTAATATGTTAAAAGAAAAACAAATAACAAAAAAAATTTATATTGATTGTTGTGATATTTGTGGGGAAGAAATAAGTGGGTGTGAATTTCCTTTTGAAATAACAAGGGAAAAGATTTTAGGAGAGAATAAAGTTTCAGAAAAAGAAAAAATGAATATTTTCAAAAAGTTAATGGTCGGATTGAGTGGTAATTTATGGAAGAAAAAAGTTTTTAAGTTTCATCATAAATGCGTAGAACAGGCAGTTTTTGAAAAAATGAAAAAATGGAAAAAGAACAAGTAAAACAATATATTTTAGAAAATAGAAATAAAATAAAGATTTGCCCTTTCTGTAATTCAAGAATTGAGGACAGAGTAATATCTTTATATTCGGGACTGATTGAGGCTCTGTATAAGATTTTTAAGTGGTGTCAGGAAAAAAGAAGGCACGAGTTTGAGACAAAGGAAATCAAACACTTTTTAGGCAGGAGTGAATATGCGAGGTTCGGGGATTTAGTAAGGTTCGGAGGTTTAGTTTATAAGCCAACAACAGAAAAAAGAAAAGCATTTTTTGGTTTGAATATGGAAAGGTGCGAGAAATTTTTCAAGGGCGATTATTCTATTCCTGCTCAGTTGGTAATCAATCAAATCACTAACGAGGTTGAGGCTGAGAGTTATGTAAAGATTCACGATTTCAAAAAATTGCCTTTGTATAAATTTTTGAAGGAGCACGGATTGTTTGATGATAAGAAAGTTCAAGATATTGGGGTTGGGAAAGATAAGCCAACGGTCGCAGAGCATATGGAAGGACAACTATTTTAATATGAAAACAAAAATTTGTAGCAAATGCCAAAAAAGAAAATTGATTGAGAATTTTTATCAAGACAAAAGAAACGCAGATGGTCGCCATAGTTTTTGTAAGGATTGTAAGAAAAAAATTGAGGCTGTTTGGAGGGATAAAAACAGAGATCAAATAAAAAAAAGAAATGATAAGTATCGTAAGAAAAACAAAGAATTGATTTTGAAAAAACAAAGGGAAAATTACGATCCAGTTAAAAGAAGGGTCGGATATCTTGTTGATAAGAAATTAAAACGATTATGAGCATAGAAGGAATATTATTATATCTTGCGGGATTAGCAACTGGTTGGTATCTGACTAGGAAATCTTACAAAGCGAAAATTAAAGATTTGAAAGATAAGATGTTATTGATTGAGAAAACAAACGATGTTCTTTTCAAAAATGTGCAGGAATTACTGAGTACGATCAAGTGGCTGAGGTTTATTTTCAAGGAAAAATGAGGTATAATAGAAGTATGAAAAAATCCTATATTGCCTTTGTTTTAGCGGTAATACTGATACTTTTGGGGATTAACTGGTATGTATGGTTTATGTTGGATACGGTTCAACCTGAGCCAATAGAAATGGTGCCCGATGGCTTGGATCACTGGATTGAAGAATTGGCTGATGTAGAAAATTGCGGTCAAGAAGGAATCATTGATGTTAATGGAGAGAGATCATATGGGGATTTATGTTTTCAAGAAAAAACATTTAGGCATTTTGTAGAAAAGTTTAGCCAACTACGAAATGCTGAGGAGGCAGAGATTATGAATTTTATTAGCGATAGCGAATTTCAAAGAAAACTCGCGCGCAAAATGATAATTCATAGACATAGGAATTGGAGGCATTGGCTAACAAGTGTCATTTATAAAATAGGCAAACCGCCAAAAAACAATGGATAAAAAAATAGCATTAGAAAATTTAAGAGATGCGGTTGAGGTTTTGAATCAATATAAGGCTTATTGGTGGATTACTGCAGGGACTTGTCTTGGCGCAATTCGTGAAAAAGATTTTATTGATCACGATGATGATATAGATATTGGAATTTTATATAATAGCAAGAAACAGAGAGATAATATAATTGCAGGAATGATGAAAAAGGGTTTTGAGTTGAAGCATATTTTTGGCAAAAAAAATGCAGGGCTTGAATATTCTTTTATAAAAAAGGGGGTAAAAATAGATTTTTTCTATTATGATGAATCTGTATGGAAGTGTATAAACGATGGATATTGTATGAGTATATGGCAGTATGGCAAAAGAATAATTTTAGATTTTCCTGCCTATCTTTTTGAAGAATTAAAAGAAATAGATTTTTTGGGATTAAAAGTGAATGTTCCTAATCCGCCAGAGGACTATCTAAATATTAGATACGGAGACTGGAAAAAAGTCGTCAAGGATTGGGATTGGGCTTATGGTGCTCATAATACAAGAGGTAAAAATGGAAAATAAAAAAATAACAATTATTGCGGTTAATTGGTGGGGAAAAGATTTTGCAGAATTACTTGTGAGGAGTATTTTTGAAAAATCAAAATCCAAAGAGCACGATATTATTTTGGTTGATAATAGCGGGGAATTAAGCATTCAAGATTTTAGCAAATCCTACACAATTATTGAGAGAATTATTAAACCTAATTCAAATTTAGGACACGGCGGAGGATTAGATGTAGCAATCAAAGAAGTCAAAACTAATTATATAGCTTTGTTTGATATTGATGCTTTCGTATTGGCACAGGATTGGGATGAGAAGATTATTAAGGAATACGAAAAGAATGATAGAACTAAAATGATTTCAGTTAAGGGAAGTAATTTGAAGCCGGCAAGACCTTTATTTATGTTTTTTGAAAAGAAAACTATTAAAGAAAATGATATAAGTTTTAAGGCAAGAGAATTTGAGGGAGTGAAATTTGATGTCGGCATCCACGCTTATTTCAATATATTATCAGTGTATGGAGATGATTCAGTCATTCTATTGCCGAGACACAATTCAAAATTTAAGGATGTTCTCGGAGATGAATATTCTTTGAATGGCGAAAGGTTTGTTTATCACAATTGGTATGGCACGCGTTGGTATGGCGCAAATGGGAAAAGATGTTATGACATAATAGATAATGTTAAGTGGGATCATTTTGAGAAATGTAAAAAGTCGCTTTTTAATCAAGTAGGAAAATAAAAATATGGCACTTCTAAAAAATTATAATGACGGCAAGTATGAAATAACAATCTATACCGCTGGCGGTTCTGTTAGAGATAGATTAACTGGGGAAATATTAGCTGATTTCACGAATTACTGGACTGAAGATGGTAGTATTCACGAAGAGACAGCGAGTCAACTAAACCTTATTTTTGAAGAATTAGGATTGATTATAGATTACAAGAATTTTAAGCCACAAAGTAGGAAAATAATATGAATAATAAAAAGAAAAAAAAGATAAAGAAATGGATTGGAGGAGAAGAACACGAACTTTGTGAACAGGGTATTTGTTGGGTACCAACAGGAAAGCATATTTGTAATTTTATTTCCGATGATAGTTTGGGAGAAGATAATAAAGGGCGGTGTATGATTTGCGGTGAGTATAAAAAAGTCGATGGGGAGATAATAATATAAAATTTTTGCCTTCAAATGCTAATTATGAAATATAATAATCTTACAGCGGTCTTGATTACATTTTTAAGACCAGAATATACAAGAAAATGCGTAAAATCACTTTATAAACAATATAAAGGGATAAATATTATTGTTGGAGAGAATGGAAATTATGATGAGGATATGCATATTTTTTTGAATGCGCATAATGCGCGATATATTATGCTTCCATTTGACAGCGGTGTTTGTTATGGTCGCAATAGATTAGTTGAGGAAGTAGAAACAGATTATATTTTGGTTGGCGATGACGATTTCTTTTATACTAAAAATGCGGGAGTTGATAAAATGTTTAATTTCATTCAGAGGCACGATGAATTTTCAGTGATTTGCGGTCGCATTTTTGAGAAAGGGAATATAAGAAATTATCAAGGACATATGACTTTTGAGGATAAAGGAATTAGGTATACAAAATTTGATAATGAAAATGGTCCTTATGAAATTGATAAAAAGACAGGTTTGAGGTATGCGAAGGTTGATATAGCTTTCAATTATTTTGTGGCAAGAAAGAAAGATATTGAAGATCAAAAATGGGATGAGAAAATTAAAGTTGCCTACGAGCATTCTGATTGGTTCATTCAATTGAGGCATAATAATACTCCTGTTTGTTTTGCGCCTGATTGCGTGGTAGTTCACAAGCCTGAAGGAGTAAAGGTCGATATAAAGGCTTACAATCCATATAGAATGAGAAAATCTGACAGGCTTTATTTCTTTCAAAAGCACGGGTTAGATTATTTCATTGATATGCAGGGGCGAACAGATAGGTTTAAGGTTGAAAAGAAAACAGATAAATATTGCGCTCTTCAACCGTTAAATCACGATAATAAGTTTTATAATCGTGGGGACATAATCGTAACTAAACACCCCACTAAGTTAATGAGAGAAGTATACTAATATGAAAAAAATAATTTTAAGTTTAATTTTGGCGGTTATGATTTTCAGTCCATTGTCAGCAATGGCATTCAAGAATTATGATCAGCCAATCATAGATCAAATCCAAAAAGACATTAAGGATTTGAAATCTCAGCAACCGACAATAATCAATCAAGAAAGTAGCTTTGATTATTCTATAATTGAAAGGTTAGAGGCAAGGATTGTAAAATTAGAAGCAGAGGTAAAAGAAACAAGGTCATTAATGGATATTATTCTTCAACTTTTGACTGCTCTTCAGCAATTAATCAGTCAACTTTTGACTAATTTAATCTAATGAATAAAGAAAATCTAAAATTAGAATATATGCCGGTAGGCGAATTGAAAGGAGCAAAGTATAATCCGAGAAAAATGGATGAGCTTACTTTAAGGCATGTTAAAAAAAGCATAGAAAAGTTTGATTTAGTGGACCCATTGATTGTTAATTCAAATCCAAAGAGAAAGAATATAATCATTGGTGGTCATGCTCGTTTAATGATAGCGAAAGAATTGGGATACAAAGAAGTCCCTGTGGTTTTTGTTAACATTCCTACTGAAGCAGAAGAGAAAGAATTGAATTTAAGGCTGAATAAAAATGTCGGCGAATTTGATCTTGAAATGTTGGCCGAGTTCGATAAGGATATGCTTGAGGATGTAGGTTTTGACTCAGAGGAAATTGACAAAATTTTTGACGAGGATGTCAAAGAGGATGGTTTTGATTTAGAGGAAGCTTTAGGAATGATAAAAATTCCAAGAACTAAGCTTGGCGATATCTACGAATTGGGAGAGCATAGATTAATTTGTGGGGATTCTACAAAATCAGAAACTTATAAGGAAGTATTAGGGGACGAATTAATTAATATGATTTTCACTGATCCGCCTTATAATGTTGATTATAAAAGTCCGGCCGGAGAGAGTTATAATTCTACTAAGTTCGGTGGTAGTGGTGGAAAAATATTCAATGATAAAAAATCAGATGAGGAATGTTTACAATTCTATACAGATATTCTTAAGTGTCTGCATCAGTTTTCAACTGACAAGGTAACGATTTACTGGTGGTTTGCGAATAAAAATAACTGGCTGAATAGATTAGCCTTTATGCATTCAGGTTGGAAAATGAGCCAAATAATAATTTGGCTAAAAAACAGCATGGTATTTTCAAGGGGTCAGGATTATCACAGGATGCACGAGCCTTGTATGCTTGGTTGGAAAGAGGGCAAGAGCCATTATAGAAATAAAACAATTGCTGACTTGAAAGATGTATTTAATTTAGAGCATCAAGACTTTTTAGAAATGCTTGATGTTTGGTATCAGCACAGGGACCCAACTAATAAATATATCCATCCTACTCAGAGGCCAATTAGATTGCCTGAGCGCGCAATTAGAAAAAACAGCAAAATTCACGATATTATTTGCGATGCCTTTGGCGGTTCAGGTTCAACGATGATGGCATCTGAGCAGTTAGGCAGAAGGTGTAGAAGCATTGAGTTAGATCCTAAGTTTTGCGATGCTATGGTAGAAAGGTGGTGTCAATTTTCAAAGGATAGAAAGGTCAAATTAAATAATAAAGAGATTGAATGGACTCCATTCAGTCAAGGTTAAAATGGAAAATAAAGAGGCTGAAAAATTGAAAATAGAATTTATAAATTGGTATGAGAGTAATGGATTTAATGTAGAAAAATCTTATTTGATTTATAATTGGTGGTTAAAAAAAATGAGGGAAAGAGAATATAAAAAAGAGGAAAAGATAAGATTAAATTGGTTTGGAATTTTAATGGTTTTTGGTTCATTGCTTTGGGTGGTCGCAATAATTTGGCAAATAATAATATGGATAACAAAATAAAATTAGACATAGGCTCAGGCAGAAAAAGTTTTGAGGATTATATCACTCTTGATAAAGAGCCAAAAGTTGGGGCTGATATTTGTATGGATATTGAGAATGATTACATTGATAATATAAAACATCTAAAACTTGCTACCGTATTCGGAGATGTTGATGAGATAAGAGCACATCATATTCTTGAGCATTTTAAGCCTGAGAATAAAGTTTTAGTAATGCAGAGGTTTTACGATTTATTAAAATTCGGAGGAATATTAGATATTGAGGTTCCAAAATTTCCGCATCCAGCCAGTGTGCAGGACCCGACTCATATCAGTTTTTGGTGTAAGGAGAGCTTTTGGTATTTTATTAAGGGAAATAAATTTGGCGAGGCTTTTGTTCAGAGATGCCCGGGAAGTCCGCTATTTGAATTTATTGACGAGGAGGATGAGAGTGATTGGAAATATAGGATTAGATTAAAGAAAGTATGAATTACAATAAATTAGATTCAATTCAAAAAAGAGAGACATTGTTTGGCTTTGAGGTTATTGTTGCTGATAGCAATTCTATCGTTTTCAAATTGGCAAAAGCAATGGCAGAAAAGCAAGCGCAAAAGATTGATTTAGGTGCCGAAACATTTTTTGTTTGCCCGAGTATAGCAAAAAAGGTTAAAGCGTTTCAAAGGCTATATTTCAAAATGAAAAAATACGAGATTAGGGATTATCGTGAGAGCAAAAAGGTTGAGTTTTGGCAAGGTAATGAAAAGTTGGGAGAAATAAATTTATGAGCCAAAAGAAAAAAAAGAAAAAAATAAATAGGCGGGAGCAAAGAAAAAAAAGGTCGACAAGTAAAAAGAACAATTAATATGAATGAAACAAATCATTTAGACGATTGTAAAACTAAGGAAATAAAAATGTATCTTGGATTAAGACCGTGCATGGTAAAGGATAAAAAGACTGGTAAGAGAATTTCGGCATTACAAAAGGCTTTTACTCCTGCACTTTTTTGCGAGGATCACAAGGTTGAATGTTGCAGGTGCGGATATGAGTTTGGGAGACATCAATTTTCTGATTTAGAAAACAGGGTCGCAAAAGATTATTGCGTATCTTGTGGGATAGAAATAAACAAGCACAATTATAAAATGAATGGTAATTTTTGCCCGGGCTGTTGTGCTATGGCAGGAGCAAAAGCAAAAGTGGATAGTGGTAATGCGATTTTCTCTATCTTAAAAGAAATGGTATAATAGATACAGGAGGTTCAAAATGAGAAATTGTAATTTATGCAATAAAGATGCACTTGTGCCAATGCTTGTAAATAATAGATGGTTTTGTTTTGAATGTTATGAGGAATGCAGAAAACTTGCTGGAAGCTTTGAAAAGCTATTTGGAAAAAATCCAAATCTTAGCACTACATTAAAATTGCTCAAACAAAACTGGAATAGTTTACGGGATTCAATTGGTATAATAAACGAGATTGATAGAGAAAATCTTGAAAAATTAAATGCTTTCAAAAAATTAAGAGGAGGATAAAATGTGGGAAAAATTCAAAGAAACATTTAGCTGTTGGGATTTAGTAGCAGTCGGAATTGTCTTGATAGTTGTATGGTTGGCTTCGCAATGAGAAAAGAAAATCGGGGACGAGCAAAAGTTCGTCCCCATAACTTAAAAGTTGAAAAGGTCGGAATATTTAATTAAATAATAAAAAAATGAATTACGAAAAAGAAATAATAACAATACTTTGTAAATATTTTGAAGAAGAGTTTGGATGTAAGCCTGTAATTGAGAATGTAGGAGCTATGGAGAAATTGGCTGCTGATTTGTTAGAAAAAGTTGTGGCACAAGCATAAAGTCAATCGGGGGTAGAAAATCTACCCCCACAAATGGGAAGGTAGAATATGATTAGGATAAAATAAACGGCTCACACAGGGCAACCTAATGGGTCGTTTTTTTGTTTTTTGTGGTATAATAGAGGATATGGAAGAAGAATGCGCAAAACGCACAGAGAGGGGGGGGCATAAGATTAAACTTTTGAAGGATAAAGCTAAATTTAAGGTTGGCAATGTTTTTATTTTAGGGCTTCACGGAGTGCCTAATATGAAAAGATATGAGAACACGAAGGCAGAGGATTGGTATTGGTTAGAAGGATCAAAGGTTGAGGAGGGTTCGTTTTTAATTGCTGAAGGATTAGTGGAAGGAGATTTTGAGGTTTTAGAAAAAGAAAATAAAGAGAAAAAAAGAAAAGAACAAGAAAAGACAACGATTGCCAAGAAAAAGTTTTTGAAAACATTTGAGGATTCATTAGGGAGCGTGACTGCTACTTGTGGGATGTTAGGAATAGGAAGGAGAACATTTTATGATTGGAAAGAAAAAGATGATGATTTCAAAAAAGAAGTTGAAAGGATAAGATGGCTTCAGTTAGATTACACAGAGGATAAATTGATAACTAAAATCAGGGCAGGTAATTTAGGGGCAGTGATGTTTGCGCTTCAAAATAGGCATCCTGAATATGCCAATAAATTAAAGGTTGACAAAGTTGACGAAAATGCTTCGGTTGAGGATATTTTAATGCGTCAAGGTAGCGTAAGATTAAACGATGAAAAGAACAACAAAAACAGAAAATCTAAATCTGAGTCGGGAGCTGATATTCCAAGCAAAGAATAACGATCAGACTGAAAATGTTGAGAGGTTAATTAATATTAAAAACAAGCAGGGGTTTTTTATTCCTTTTCGTACCAACGAGGCTCAGGATTATTACAGGTCAAAGAAAACAAGAAGGAATATAATTTTGAAAGCTCGGCAAAAAGGGATGACAACTTTTTTGGATGCTTATCAATTGATAATGTGTTTAATGGCTCCGATCAATGCGGTTGTTATTTCACACGAGAAAGAGTCAACTATTCGTTTGTTTAGAAAGGTCAAGAATATGCTTGAGACTTTTTCTGGTGGAGGTAAAGCAACGACTGAGATTGACAGGGCAAACGAGATAACATTTCCTAAGACAGGCAGTCATTATTATATCGGCACAGCAGGGCAGAAAGCTTTCGGACGAGGAGATACGATTGATATGGCACATCTTTCTGAGGCAGCCTTTTATGATGATCTAAAAAATTTGTTGGGCGGTATTGCCGAGGCGGCAGAGTTCGGGCAAATAGATTTAGAAAGCACCCCGAATGGTGGGACACATTTTAAGGAGCTTTGGCAGAGGTCAGTTGCAGGGATGAGTCCATATACTCCGATATTTATTCCGTGGTTCATTGATGAAGAATATTCAGCAGATAATTTAGACGACAATTTTATTAATGGATTGTCAAAGGGTGTGAGAGATATTTTTTATACAAAGGATTCAATTATAAGGTCAAGCTTAACAGAGGAAGAAAAAGAATTAATCTTTAAGGTTCAAAAAGAGTACTGTAAAGAATTGACAATGGGACAGATCAAGTGGCGAAGGTATAAGATATGGGATAAGGCAGATTTATTTTGGCAGGAATATCCTGAGGATGATGTGTCTTGCTTCTTAAGGGCGGGTCGCTCAGTATTCACAAAGATTGACTATAAACTTTCTGTAAGAAAAGAAATGAAAAAAGGTGTAAGTTATTACGCTGGCCTTGACGGAGCAGAGGGCATTGAGGGCGGAGACAATCATTCTTTTGCAGTGATTGATACAAGGACAGATGAGAAGGAAGGATTACAACCACACATTTGTTTTGAAATGACAAGCAACGAGCCAATGAATATCTTTTTAGAAAAGGTAGCGAAAATTTGTCTTGAATATGATATAATGTTAGGAGTAGAAAAGAACGGCATAGGTTTAGCGCATTCAAACAAGCTAAAAGATTTAGGAGTACCACATCACGAATGGATAACAAGTGGAGCAAGTCGCCCAGTTATGATTACTGAGTTAGAGGAAGCATACAGAAAAGGAGAGTTGACAGAAACATACAAAGAGGCTTACGAAGAAGCATTGGGGATGTATTACGATGATAAAAACAGGGCAACACATCCGACAGGCAAGCACGATGACAGAGTTTTCGCAAGGGCTATAGCTTGGCAAATGTTAAAAATTCCTGAGCCAAGATTTACTTTGATTTAAGTTGTGATATAATTTTATTATGAATTTAATAAATATAATTGGAAAAATAAAATCATTTGTTTTTAATGGTCCCAAGGTTCAATCAAAAGGAAGTTCTTTTATGGGGTCAAGTTGGGAGAGAGCAAGCGGTTGGAACATTACTAAATATATGCAGGCTTACGAAAGGAGTCTATATGTTCACGCTTGTATTTCAAAAATCGCAGAGAACACATCAGCGATTGAATTGGAGCTTTTTAATATATTAAATTCAAAAGGAGACACGGAGCAAGTTTATTTCCACCCTGTTTTAGATTTACTTTATAGACCAAACCCATTTCAAACGAAAACTGAGTTTTGGAAGATTGCGGACATCAATCTAAAATCATCAGGGAATTGTTTTTGGCTAAAAATAAGAAACGAGAGCGGTCAAGTTGTTGAGCTTTGGAATTTAAGACCTGACAGAATGACAATTGTTGGGTCAGAGGAAAGTTTTATATCACATTACGAATTTAATACTCCTAATGGCAGGGTGGCACTTATTCCACCTGATGATATTATTCATTTCAAAGAGCCTACTCCTCTTGATGAATATTTAGGTGTAAGCGTTTTGAAACCCGCAGCCAAAAGGGTAGATAGCGAAGATTTTTCGGCAAGCTATCAAAGAGATTTCTTTTTGAATAACGCACGACCTGATGCTTTGTTGAAATTTCCATATAATCTTAAGCCACATCAGAAAGCAGAAATAAAAGATAACTGGGAAGATAGGCACAGAGGCATCGGCGCAAGTTCTCGCTTTGGAGTGCTTGAAGGCGGATTAGAATATCAGCAGGTATCACTCACTCAGAAAGAAATGGATTATATTGAGTCAATGAAATTCTTGAGGGATGATATCTTGGTTGCCTTTCAAGTTCCTAAGCCAATCATTGCAGTGACTGATGATGTTAACAGAGCAAATGCAGAGACAGCAATGTTTATTTTCCTATCTCAGACAATAAAGCCTGAAATGGGATATTTTGTAGAAAAATTAAATCAGCAGTTAATCATTCCTGATTATGACGATTCTTTAGTCTTGGGATTTGTTGATCCTACCCCTGAGAATGAAGAGCTAAAAATCAAACAATTTGAGAGTGGATTGGCAAATAATTATTTGCTTATTAACGAGGTAAGGAATAAATTAGGCTTTCCTGAGGTTACTGGTGGTTGGAGTTGGTATAATCAGTTATCACAAATACCGGGCGGGGGCATTTCAAAAGAAAACAGAAAAAGCCTTGTAGTAAAAAGCCCATTAAATATTTTCAGAGGCAGAGCAATGTTGAGAATAAAGTTAGCAATCAAGGAATCTCTAATTGAAGGAGTAAAAACCGATGTTAAAAAAACATTGAAAATTATCAATGGAAAACTTAAGCTAATTAACAAAAAGGCTGTCAAGAAAACAAAGAAAAAAGAATTAGTGCCAGTGATGAAAGGGGAAATCAGAGAAAAATATGCTACACTTATTTTGAAGGTTCTTGATAGACAAGAAAATCAATTTAAGGCAGGTGTTTTATTAGAAGCAAAGAAGCAAGAAAAAAGAGTGATGGAAAATTTGAGAGAGGTTGCGAGTTCAAAGGGATTAGTTTCAAAGTTTGGAAGATTGTCAAAGAAAAAGATTGAGGTTGATGTAAAAGAAATATTTGATATTAAAAAAGAGAACAATATTTTTGCTAAGTTTGCCTTTCCATTGATTGAGGAATATGTAAAGGAGGCAGGAGATAAGTCTTTGAATTTCTTGGCACCGCAGGAAGATTTTAATTTAACTGAAGATCAGACAGCTAAGTTTATTAAGGACAGGTCAAAGTTTTTTGCTGATAGTGTGAATAGCACAACCTTTGATAAGTTGACAAAGACGATAGAAGAAGGAGTGGCAGAAGGCGAAGGAATTTTGAAGATTAGCGATAGAATAGGAAAGGTTTATAAGCAATATCCTGACTCAAGGGCTGACCTTATGGCAAGGACAGAGGTCACCTCGGCTAATAACAGGGGCTTTATGGATAGCTACAAGCAATCAGGGGTAGCAAATCATAAGGAATGGATAGCGACAATGGATGATAAAACACGGCCTGAGCATGTAAAATTAGACGGAGAGATTGTCAAGCTTGATGAAAAGTTTTCTAATGGTCTTGAATATCCATCAGAACCTAACTGTCGCTGTGTGATAGGTCCTGTTATTGAGAATTAGTATTGCTTTATAAATAGTGCTATAATAAAAAAGAGGAAATTGGGGACCCAATTTCTTTTTTTTAATAAAATTATGAAAATCTATAAAAATCTTTCAATAGAAATAAAAGAGGTTAATGATTCAGAACATACCATTGAGGGTGTTTTCTCTACTCCAGTTGAGGATCGTCACGGGGAAATTATAGATCAAGCAGGGTGGGATCTAAAAGAATATTTGACTAACCCTGTTATTTTGTTTGCGCATAATCAGTGGGATCCGCCAATAGGTCAAATGGTTGACATAAAAGTTGAAGAAGGAAAGTTGATTGGCAGAATTAAGTTTGCTGTTGAGGAATATCCTTTTGCTAATATTATATTCAAGTTGTTTAAGGGTAGATTTATGAGAGCATTTTCAGTTGGATATGAAAATACTGAAAGCGAGGAAGTGGACGGAGTTGTGGTTCATAGAAAAAATAAATTATTTGAAGTTTCGGCAGTCAATGTTCCTGCTAACGCTCAAGCACTTGCTAAAAGTCAAGGATTATTGTCTGATAAAGATATTGAAATATTGACAGAGAAAAAGGTTGTGCCTTTTGTTGCTTATAAAACAATGGACGAGGGGGCAGAGTGGGATAAGTCAAAAGCCGATATAAGATTAAAGACTTGGGCAGGTGGTCCCGCAAAAGAAAATATAACTTTCGCAAAATATTCTCGCGGATTCGCTTGGAATGACGAGAACGCTAAAGATGAATTTTCTTCTTATAAATTATTGCATCACGATGTTGAGGACGAGAAGATTAGGACTAATGCTAAGGGTGTATTTTCAGCAATGAGTCAATTATTGGTTGGCGGGGTGGATGTTCCTGATGCAGATAAAAAAGGAATTTACGAGCACTTGGCAAAACATTACGAGCAGTTTGGATTGGATGCTCCTGAGTTTGAAAAGGAATACTCAGCCAGTCAATTAAAAGATATTGAAGAAAAAGGAGTTATTCTTAAGTTTCACGGCAAGGAAGTTATAGTTGAAAAAAAAGTTGACATTGAAACACTGAAACAGGCAAGAGAAGCTATAGATAATGTGATTAATTCCAGTGAAAAAAGCACTGATATTCGGGATGCACTGGATAATAAATCTAAAGGTCGAGACTCCCGCACCCGAGGGACAGAAAAAAAGCATTTGTTTAATCGGTCGGTTAACAAAGCTATAAGATCTTTATTAAAAGTTAAATTAAAATGATTAAATTAAAAGAACTTCAGGAAATTTTGGCAAAGGAGCCTACTGAGCTCAGTGATGAGGAAAAGGTATCTTTGCGTGAAAACGAGGAAATGTTGTCTGATGAAGACAAAGAAAAGTTTGGGGATGCTCTTAAGGAAGAAGTTGAGAGTATAGAAGAGGATGAGCTTGATGAAAAAGCCTTGATGACTTTAATTGAGAAATCAGTTCAAGAGCAAATCAAAGGTAGGTTCGGCAATGTTGAAGGAATGGTTAAAAAGTTTTTTGATGGCGTTAAAACCCAGCAAAAAAATGTTCTGCTTGGCGTTGAAAATGGCAAAGACGAAAAGTCTGATAAAATCGTTTCAAGATTTTGGAAGGCTCTCGGTGCAGATGATAAAGTAGAATTGAAAGCCATTGAAAAGGAGCAAAGACTCAATCACAAGTTTCTTAACTCAGACACTAATTCAGAAGGTGGATATTTATTGCCCGTAGAATTAATTGCTGAAGTATTAAGGATTGCTGAAGATGAGTATGGTATCGCTAGACAAGAGTTTTTCAATCTTCCTTTCACAAAGCCTGGTGATACTCGTACCATTCCGACTTTGGCTTCAAGTGTTAGAGCCTACTGGATTGGTGGAAGTATAGCAAAGACAAGCTCACAGCCTGCTTTTGGATTAGTGACTCAGACTCTTAAGAAATTGGCAGCTATTATTCCTTGGACTGATGAATTCGCTGAGGATAGTTCTATCAATATCACAAGTTTGATTGCTACTTTAATCGCAGAGCAGTTGGCTAAAGAAGAAGACTTGGCATTCTTCATTGGAGACGGTTCTGCTACTTATGGCGGATTCACTGGTATTCTAAACAATGGATCTGTTGCTACTTTGTTATTGGCAAGTGGAGCAGCCTTTACTGATATGACTGCTGATGACTTGGAAAAAATGCAGTATGAGGTTGCATCTTCAATCGCTAAGAAAGGTAAATATTTAATGCATCGATCTATCCTTGGTTTTATTAAAAGAATGAAGGATGACGAAGGCAGGTATATTTATCAAGCTCCTGCTGATGCTAATTCTCCTGCTACTCTTTGGACTCAGCCTATCGTATTGGTTGAAGCTATGCCTGCTTTGAGCGAGACCGCAGCCGATACAGCTTTCGTTATTTTCAGTGATCTTAAGAAAACCACTGTTTTCTCAGCTAAGGGAACTCTTAGGGTCAAACTGTTGACAGAAGCTACTATCACTGATGTTGATGGCGAGACTGCTCTCAACTTAGCAGAGCAAGATATGACTGCCCTTCGTTTCGTTGAAAGGGTAACAGCTAATATAACTTTGCCCGAAGGCATTTGTGTATTGAGCACTAATTCGTCGAGCTAAATTTAATGCTGAGCCTCTCTCTGTCGGGAGGGGCTCAGCAACTTGATTATGTTTCAAGGCTATAAAAACAAAATGTATATGAGCAAAGAAAAAAAGGTCTCTGTTTATGACCCGTCTGTTGGGGCATACAGAGAATACACTGAAGAAGAAGCTAAGAAATTTATTGAGTCTGCTAAAAAGGCAGAGGCAAAGCTTAAAAAAGAAGAGCCAAAAGCTGAAGAAAAAAAATGATTAATTCAATTAAAAAATCAGAAAAAGGAAAGCTTACGGGTAAATTCTATATTACTAAGTATGCCTCTGAGGAAGACTATAAGAATGGCAAAGTTTTAGAAAAGGTTTTTGCCGGTAAAAACTTGCTATTGAATGAGGGGATTAATGAGCTTTTTACTATCCTTTGTACCGCAGCCAGTGGCACAAAGTTTGATAATTCAAACGCTTATATCGGGGTTGGCGATGACAATACCGCAGCCGCCGCCGCTCAGACTGGTCTAATAGCAGCCGTTAATAAACTCTACAAGGGAATGGAAGGAGGTTATCCCACTTATGGGGCATCTCAGAAAGCAACTTGGAGAGCAGTGTTCGGAGCGAGCGAAGCGAATTTTGCTTGGAATGAGTTTACTGTAGCCAATGGCAACAGCGACTCAGACGATAATCTTAATCGCTTGGTTTCAGCGCAAGGCACAAAAGTTAACGGTCAAGTTTGGCAGGTTGATGTAGAAATCACTCTATCTTGATTTTTCACTCAGACCATTTCGTTGACATCAGCAAAATGGTTTGAGATAAGAAATTAAAATGAGTAATAAAGCACTGGATCCAAAAAGAAATTTTATAAATATCAATTTAGCCTCAGGCATTGCTTCAACTGATTTGGAAATGACATTAGTTGCAGGTGGTGGGGCCCAACTTCCTGATCCTTCAACTGAGGGTGCTTTTAATTTAGAGCTTTATGATAAAAGCGTATATTACATTCCAAAAGACGATCCGAATAGGGAAATCGTAAGAGTCACGGCAATCGTTGGAAATGTTTTGACAATCGTTCGCGCGCAGGAAGGCACAGCGGATGTTAATCATAATACTGGCGGATCAACCTATTCAGTTGTGATGAGTATCACAAAGAAAGACTGGGACGATGTTGAGACAGGCAAATTCAACTCAATGGAGCGGGTTGTGAGTGTGGCAAAATCGGGAGGGGATTTTCTAACAATTCAAGATGCCTTAGATTCAATTAGTGATGCTACATTTACAAAAAGATATACGATTTTAGTGGCTCCAGGGATTTATGCCGAGACCGTGACATTAAAACCTTTCATTGATATTGTAGGAACGAGTTGTAAGTGGAATACAACTATCCAGCAAGTGAATGCGACTTTAACGGCGGCGGAATTACAAATATGCCAAATGAAAAACTTTGAAATTCAAACTTTGGTTTGTAATTTTCAGAATGCTGGATTTGTGAAAGCACTCACATTGCTTTGTTGTTATGTGAGCGTAGCATTGACTGGGGTAGGGCAAAATAATACTTCAACTGGGCATATAATTCAATTTATGAATTCTACAATCGTTGCGGCAGCGCCAGCCTTTAGTGGTGGTGTGTTTGTTGATTCGGTAAATACTGCTTGGGCTTTTGGTGGCACATTTAGTTCAGATACTATCTTTCAAAGTTTTGGATATGAATTGAGCGGGACTTATACTCTAAGTGACACGGCTCAAGCTTTTATTAGATCAGGTTCAAAATTATCACTTCCTCAGGTCTCCCCTGCTATATATATTGCTCCGAGCGGTACGAAATTAAATATTGACGGCATTACATTTTCAACGGCTAATACAGAACAGGTGGCAGATGATGCTTTGGAAATTCAAGATGCTATTTCAGCAGGAGCAATAACTCCCGCACCTATAATCACTGAGAATGTTGATGGCACGGTAGATATAAACGACTTTTCTGTCAATCTATATAATAATGTTAGTCAAACTGGAAAGCCAAAAAGATATGACATCACAGGGTGGGACGATCAAGTGCTGACAAATAATTCAAACAATTATATTTCAGTTGATTTTAATAGCGGAAGCCCGCAGTTAAGAGTTGACACAACAGATCCTTCAAATGAAAGTAGTATAATTTTATTGGCGAATGTATTTAGGGACGGAACGACTTTACACGCTTATCAATTAAATACTATCGGGGAGGGGCTACCTAATAAATTGAATGAAAAATCAATAGCCATAGCGCAATTTGAAAGAGCAAGCGGTTTAGCATTGGGCGAGGTAGCGACAAGAGTTGCGACAATAGGTTCAGGATTAATTTATACTGGAGCTTCGCCAATTAATTTACTGGCTTTTAATTCAGGTGCTGATGCTTGGGATTTTTACGCTCATGTGTCAAGTGTTTGGACTAAAAATCCAGCAGGGGTAACGACTCAATATAATAATCTTCAATATGATGATGGCACAGATTTAGTGACCTTGGGAGTAAATAAGTGGACTGTCAACTGGATTTATAGGGATATAGACGACCATGCTCATGCGATTTATGTTTTGGGAGATGCCGAATATGGATCTTTGGCTTTGGCTCGGTTAGCAACACCGCCATCAGATTTGCCAGAGATAGCATCTCAACATAGCATATTGGTTGGAAGAATAATCGTTTTGAAAAACGCATCTTCAGGAAATGTTGAAAGTGCTTTTGTTGAGACATTTTCGCCATCGGGAGTGACTAATCATAATGACACAGCGAATAAACAGGGTGGGACAACAGATCAATTTTATCATTTGACGAGTTCCGACCACTCAACTATAAGCACTGGAGATTTTCTAAAATTAAGCGGTAGGAGTGGAGGGCAATCTGTCAAAGGAGGGACTGCTTCGGGAGAAAATTTAGATTTAAGTTCAACTAATCACGCAACAAAAGGAAAAATAAATATCGGGGCGAATTCGACTTATGACGAAGTAAATGAAAGATTAGGAATTGGAACTAAGACACCTGCTTTTATTGCCGAATTTGTCGGAGACGGAATAAACGGAGTTATTTCAACTAGAAGGGTATCGGGAGCGAGTTGTTATGTTAACGCTACAGCTGATTATGGTAATTTTGGGACAATAACTAATCATTCTACTAGAATAGTCTCAAATAATAATGTGATGATTTTTATATCGGCAAGTAGTGGGAATGTTGGAATAGGAACTGGGTCAACAGCTGAGCCAAACGAAAAATTAACTGTTGAGGGAGCATTATCATTAGACGAAATATCAGCACCTTCAAATACTGCGGGATATGGTAAGGTATATGCAAAGACAGATAAAAAATTATATTATCAGGATGCTGACGGTAATGAAATTCCATTAGTTGAGAAATTTATTCAATTAAGAGCAATTGAAAAAGCGACTGACTTGGCAATAGATACAAATGTTTTCGGGGATTTCAGGGTACCGCAAGGAATGATTGTTTTAGGGGTTGGGGCTTATGTTGATACAGCAGGAACGACTGGAGTAACAACGATTGATATTAACGAGGCAGGGACTACAATTCTTTCTACAAAAATCACAATTGATTCGGGAGAGAAATCATCTGAGACCGCAGCAACTCCGCCTGTGATTTCAGATAGCGCAATCGCAGCCGATGCTATTCTAACAATTGATATTGATGGGGTTTCAACTACTGAGCCAAAAGGATTAACCGTTTGGCTAAAGGTCGCAGTAAAAGCATAATAATAAAAAAATGATTTACAAAAATAAAAATCAAAAAATAAATGGTGAGACAAGAGATTTGTTTTGGGCTATATGCGAGAGTATAAAATCGGTAGATGTTTCAAGTAAAAGTGCATGGATAACAATAGGATGTTTTCTAAGTAAAGAATTAGCTAAGGAAGGATTAGAAAGTAATTCTATAAGTAAATTTGACATTGAATTGGATTTTAATCCTGCTAAAACTTTGAAAACACAAGATTTCGGCAGTCAAATTGAAAAATTATTAGATGTCAAATATGAATTGACAGATGATGATAAGATAGTATTAAAAAAATTATCAGATGAAGATAAGAAAATCTTTAAGTTAAAGAAAGTTAAAGAGAAAATCAAACAAGAGCCTTTGAAGCAATTGTTTGGCTTAGAAAAAATTAGTTAGTATGGTATTTAATCTAAAATGGTTTCAAAAATATCAAGAGAAAATTCTTTGGCTAGCGAATACCCCGCTAGTCAAAGTTTGGTTTAGGCGGATTTTAAGGATCAGTAAAGACATAAATCCGCAGGAAAAAATCACTGAGATAACTCCTAATAGTTTTTCTTGGGGGGACAAGATAGTTGGAATAAATAAGGAAGGAAAATATTTAATAAATAGAACAACTGATTTTCGCACTCACGAGAAATTTGGCAAAAGATTATATCATTCTTTTCGTTATCTTTGGCTGTTGGTTCATTGCTGGGATATGGTGGTTAATTGGCTTAGGCTTCCGCAGTTGAATTTTGGTTTTGATACTTTGACTGTTTATCCTGACCCTGGGACAGGCGGAGATACGGTTGATGGGAGAGTTAAGAGGGCAGCAGTAAATGAACATTGGACTACTATTATAGCAGCTGCAGGAAATGGAGCAGACCAATTATCTACAACAGCATTGACGACTCCTTTTTCTACAGCAACATCAACAAGTGGAAATTACGCTAATCATCATAGAACAATATTGACATTTGACACATCGCCGATAGGTAGTAGTTCAGTTATAAATTCCTCAAATTTTTCTTTATGGGGATTAGGCAAAAACAATAGTTTAGGCTGGTCGGCAGCACATATTGCGTTAGCATTAGTTGGAGCAACCCCCGCCTCAGATAATAATTTAGTGGCAGCAGATTATCAGCAATTGGGGTCAACGAGGTTTGCTTCTGATTATGCTTATGCGAGTTTTGGTAGTGGTGGATATAATGTAATGACATTGAATGCCAGTGGATTGGCAGGAATATTAAAAACTGGAATTACTGGGTTGGGAAATATGTTTGCAGTGGATTTAGATGCAGGAACTCCCGCTTGGTCAAGCGGTGGATCTGCCTATTATGAAAGCAGGTCTGCCGACCAAACAGGAACAGCAAACGATCCAAAATTAGTGGTAAATTATACCGTTGTTTCATTCATTCCAAAAATAATAATGTTTTAATATGATTTTAGGAAATTCTTCATTAGGTTCAAACGACTTAGGAAACGCAATTGAGCCATTGCGCTTCGTTGATTTACAGCAAGACAGTGGGGCAGGTGCCGATCAGATAGCAATTTTAGCGCAGATAGCCTTGAGCGATGCAGGAAACGCCAGCGATGCCTTATCAATTTTGGTCGCAATGATAATGAATGATACTGGAAGTGGGGCAGAAGCTATAAATATTTTGGTTAATATGGTTCTCAGTGATAGCGGAAGCGGTGCTGAAGCATTGGCTTTACTGATAACACTAAGCCTTACTGATGCAGGTTCGGGTATAGATATTCAGAATATTTTGGCTCAGATTGATTTAAGCGACTCAGGGGCAGGGTCAGATTTGATTATCTTTGTGAATAGAATTTGCGCTGAAGATACAGGATTAGGAAGCGAGGCAATAAGCATTCTTAATCAGTTGGTCCTTGCTGATTCAGGGGTGGCAGTAGATAGTCCAATAATAAGTGCTATAATAAATAAGCAGGAAGACTCAGGGATAGGAGTTGATGCAGTTCAGGTATTGGTTGAGATTTCACTTCAAGATTCAGCGGTTGGGTCAGAAGCATTAGTGACATTAGTAGATATATGCGCTCAAGACTCAGGTGTCGGTCAGGATATAATTGACATAGTCACTCGCACATATCCGTATCTAAAAAAGCAAACTCCTTATAATAAATTAAGATAAAATGAAAAATTATACTACAATTGCAGAGATTGAAGCGTATCTATTAATCACGATAGATGATGATTTTCAGTTAAAAGTTAATGCTTGGATTGAAGCAATGGAGATTTATATTGACAATATCACTGGCAGAAATTTTGTCGCTGAAGACGGCACAGAAAAAATTTACGATGGCAATGGCACGAAGAAATTATTAATTGACGATATAATTGAGATTGATAAATTGGAAATCAGCAGTGATCAGAGAGTATCATTTGAAGAGGTAACGGGATTTTTATCTTATCCGACAAACGACACTCCAAAAAGAAAACTTATTTTAGAGGAGGATGTCTTTGTTAAAGGAAATCAAAATATAAAGATAACAGGAGATTGGGGATACTCAGTTGCTCCGCCTGAGGATCTAAAATTCGCAGCCACTATTCTTGTGGCAGGAATCATTAATTTTTCAATGAATGCTGATGGCGAAGTTGAAAGTTTGACTGTTGGCAGGTATTCAGTTTCTTATAAGGACAGAGAGAAAAGAGACGATTTCAATAGGGCAAAAGAAACATTACAAATGTATAAAAAACTTGTATTTTAATTATGAGAAAAACTAATCAATCGCCGTTGGCGAGACATTATAATCAAGAAATTGAAACATTGAGATTGACTGAGGTTGAAGGGACAGACAAGGAAGAATACACAAGCAAGTTAGGGGAAGTGCCTTGTATGATTCAACCTTTGGACGATAGTTTTGACGAGGGACTGGAGGGTCATCTTGGTCGCAATCATTTGATGATTTGCGAGATTTTAGACATTGAAATTAATGATCTTGTTTTTCATAATGGAAAAAAATATAAAGTGGTAGGCAAAGAAGATTTTAGTGTGATTGATGATCGGCTCACTCACTTGGAGTTAATTATAAGAGAATTTATCAATGATTGAGACACATATAAAAATTAGAGGACTTGAGAAATTGAGAGATGGTCTCAGAAAATATCCGCAGAAAAGTATCGTAGAAATAAATAATGCGATTAAGAAATCTGTTTTAACGGTTCAGAGAAACACGATGAGAGGAGCACCAGTTGGCAAGAGAGCAGGAGGCAATCTAAGGCAATCAATCAAATCAAGGACTGTTAGATTGGCAGGAGAGGTTAGAGTGGGCGCTGATTATGCCATCTTCGTAGAAGCAGGAACGAGACCGCATATTATCAAGGTCAAGAATAAAAAAGTTTTGGCGGATAGGAGAGCAGGAATATTTTTTGGGAAAAAAGTGAAGCATCCGGGGACTAAGCCAAATCCATTTTTTGCCAAAGGAATTAAACAAAGTATTAGTAAAATCAGAAAATATTTTGCGGATTCAGCCTACAAAATAGCATCGCTAAAATAATTGTGATATAATAAAGTATGGGAAAATATGCTCCACAAATAATGCCATTGATAAAAGCCAAATTTGAAGGCTTGGTGGATGGAAATGGCAAAAAAATTTTTAAGGAAGTTAAAGGATTTCTAAGTGGAAATTTCTCAGGCTTTCCGAGTGCTTTGATTAAGTATGATATCCACTTAGGAGAACTTTTAGATACAGCAAGAAATGAAAGAACTTATAATTTTAGAGCTTTGCTCTATCAAGAACAATCTGACAAAGGAAAACAAAACGAGGAGTCAGTTGAAATTTTGGCAGGGATAGTTGAGGCTGTTGAAAAAGCTTTTGATCAGGATGTAACATTAGGAGGAGAGGTAATGAGAGTAATGGTCACACAAGCTAATCCTAACGATGAAGCGAGTGGAGACGAAGGATCATTTGTATTTTCGGATATGTTAATTCAAGTAGTCGATTTAGTGGATACTTTTAATTGTTAATATGTATAAATATAAAAATATTTCAGGCAAAGACCTATCTTTAGGTGGTTATGGATTAATCAAAAAAGATGGAATTGTAGAAGTCAAAAAGCCTATTAATAATGTAAATTTTAAGCCAGTCAAAGAGGCACAAAAAACTGGGGATCAGTCGCCAACTAATAATAAATTATCATGAACTATATTTCAGATCTTAGCTATTTAGCTATAAAAAAAGAAACGAGCGAAGGGGTAGCAGTTATTCCTGATACTTTTTTGCCTTTGGAATCTGCTGACATTAAAACTATTCTAAACAACGAACCTAATCAAAGAATGTTCGGGGTTGATTTTGAGTCAGTAGAAGCCAGTCAAGGCGAAAGAAAACAGGAGGGTCAAATTAAAATTTGGGCTGATCCTGATACTATTGGTTACATTTTTGATATGTTCATGAAAAAAGGAGCAGATTCAGGAAACGCTAATGATGGATACACTCGTGAATTTACTCCTGAGGATCCAAATACTTACACAATTGACATTCCAAAGGGTCCTTATGCGCAGAGATTTTTCGGGGTTAAGGGCGATGAATTAAATTTGATTTTTGAGGATGCTAAATTAAAGGCTGAAGGAAATGTTAAAACAATGGGTCAATTCTCTGCCAGTTCTCTTTTAGAAGCGCTAACAGGCGCGGGAATGACTTCTTTGAAGCTAAATCAAGAATATGATTTAGAGCCAACGAGGGGGCTTGTAGCAGGGGATGTCTTGGTTGTAGGTGGAGTTGATATCACTATTGTAAGCCTTGGAGCAGACGGCTTCACTGTTAATTTTGGGTCAACTTCTGTGACGGCTTCTATCGGGGACCCAGTCTATTTGAAAAAACAAGATTGCTCTCAATCAGCAATTCAAAAACCTTTTTTCTTTGGCGATGTATTAGTAGGGTTTGGAGCAGATGCTTCAGCCGCGGAAACCGCAGCGGGAAGTAAAACAACAGCCACTCCAGTTCACGAGTTAAAAATAAATTTCAAAAATAATTTATTGAATGATAATTCAAGCCAAGAGAGAGATGTTTCAAAATTGCTACCGCAGACTAAAATGATTGATGTTGAAATAAAACAATTATTTGAGACCGTGGAGCAACATATGAATTGGTTAGAACTCACCAAACAAGGATTGTGTATTATAATGCGTGGCCGAACTATCAACAAAGCCACTCCAACAAGAAATCAACTAAAAATAACTTTGCATAAAGCTAAGATAATGGAAGGCGAAGAACCTTTGGAAAAAGGATCTTATATCTTTGATCAGCAAACCTTGAAAGGCTTGTATGATATTGGAGATGGCAAAGCAATAACGGTCGAGTTGATTAATGAGACAGCAACTTACTAATATGAATATACCAACATTTGAGGTTGAAACGCCTTATCAAAAAAATAAAGTAGTGATTAAAGAATGGATCACTGGTAAAGAATTAGAATATATCAGTGAAGTAATTTATAACTCTATGGCTATAAAAGAAAGTGGCGGAGAAATAAAGGACGGTTCATTCTTGAGAAAGCAAAAAGAAAGAGCGATTGAATGCTTTGTGGTGTCAGTTAACGAAAGCAAAGACAATGTTGTAGAAGCAGTGCTAAATATGCACAGCGATGATTACAATTTTGTTAATGAGAAAATTGAAGAAAATCCAAAAAAAAAATAAAAATTAGGATTCCACTAATAAATATTTTTGAGGTCTGTAAAGAGATGGGCTGGGACTATTGGACATACATGGCTCAGCCTACTTTCTTTTTAGAAGCAGTCGGTAAATTAATAGATCAGGAAAGAACAAATGCCAAAAGCACAAACACAAAAACTAACATTTCTAATTGATGCTGAAAATAGAGCTAAGGCAAAATTTGCTGATGCGGAGCGTCAAGTGAAAGGTTTTAGTAATAAGATTAAATCATTACAACCTACTTTTAGAAAAATGGCTGTTGCTGGCACTATTGCTTTGGGGGCTTTGGCGGCAGGACTAGGATCTTCAATTAAACAAGCTGCTAAATTTGAAAAGCTACAAGTTTCATTTGAAACAATGTTGGGTAGTGCGGATAAGGCAGTCAAGATGATGAAGGATCTTCAAAACTTCTCAGCAACTACTCCTTTTCAATTTGATGATATATCAAAATCAGCTACTCAGCTTTTAGCTTTTGGCGTTGAATCAGATGAGATACAAAACAAATTAAGGTTCTTGGGAGATATAGCAGCGGGGGCAAATGTTCCGCTTACTGATATGGCGGCTATTTTTGGAAAAGCAAAGGCAAAAGGTAAGGCAATGACAGAAGAACTATTACAATTATCTGATAGAGGTGTGCCAGTTATTAAAGTATTAGCGGAGCAACTTAAAACTACCGAAGGAGACATTTTTGAATTAGCATCTCAAGGAAAAATAAGTTTTGAAATAATACAAACTGCGTTGAAGTCAATGTCTGAAGAAGGCGGATTGTTCTTTGATTTAATGAGAAAGCAGTCAATGACTTTAGATGGTAGAATATCTACTCTTAAGGATAATTTTACTTTGCTAAAAGCCGCTCTTGGTAGTCTATTTTTAGGTCAATCAGGAGAGATTGTAGTTAAAATGACTGCGATAGTTGAAAAGGTTAAAGAATGGATTAAGGCAAATCCAGAACTGGCTAAAACTTTAATAATAACAGGTAGTGCTATAATAGCGTTAGCGACAGGTCTTGCTATATTAGGCATAGCTATCCCAGCAATAAAAACTGCAGTGTTAGCATTGATAGGTCCTTTTGGTCAGTGGGCTTTAATTTTATTATCTGTAGCGGCCGCCTTTTTAGCTATAAGAGATGCTTCAAAAAAAGAGAGAGAAGAAACGGCAAAAAATGCTATGGCTATAAGTGAATCATTTAGACAAGTAGAGGAAGATAGAGATAGGACTTTGAAGGGATATTTAGATGCAGGAGATTATGAAAAATATTTTGAGGCTTCAAGAAGGTTCAAAGAAAGAGACATAAAAGACGAGATAAGAGGAGTAGATGAAAATATTGGTAGATTTACTGAAGATGCAGAAAAAAATGTTTTTGGTAGGATTTTTTCAGGACTTGGAAGAATTCAAAGTGGGGAGGCATTGAGAAAGGAAATAAAAAATGCTTTTACTTTTAACTTCAGCGGACCGGTTCTCGGCAGTGAGAGCGAATTAGCAACTAAAATCTCAGAGCAAATAAACAGAACTACGGAATTAATTAATGTAGCAGGTCAATAATATGAGCAGTGTGAAATATGACAACACAGAAATTTTGAATATAACCTATACGCCGAGGTTTATTAAACACGAAAATGCTCCTGAGAGAACGATTGATGCTATCAATCTTGCTCGAGAAGATGGTTCAGTTTTTATAACTGAGAGATACGGGGTCAAGCGGATTAGACTGCAGGGCATTTTGAATGGATCATCTCAGGACGATCTTGAGAGTAAAATTGACAGCTTCAAAGAATTATTTTCAAGGATAGAAAAAAATTTAGATATAAGTTGGAATGCTACCACTCGCAGATATGTAGCGAGTGTAGAATTTCACGAGTTTAATAGGGATTATTTTCATTTGCTTTTCGTTCCTTGGACTGCTGAGTTTATTGTTTTAAGTGGCGAAGGAAAAGACACAATCTCAACTGAAGCAAACAAGGAAGATATGAATGCCAACACTCCGACAGATATTGATTGGACTTTTTTGGGGAGTAAACCGCCAAAGCCAATAATCACATTAACCCCTGGTGGGGCATATCCAAATCCGTCAGATGCTAGGGGAATTGAAATAAGAAATAATCAAACTTTGGAAAAAGTAATATTCACAAATGTTAACGGATTCGGAGCGGGCGGAGGATTTGCTACTGAATTTGATTTTGAGAATAAGACTGTTGAATTTCAATCTGTCCTCAGGGATTTTTACGGATCATTCAGTAAATTTATAATAGGGCTAAACGAGATAAGAGTGACCATGGGCGGAATTATATGTCAGGAGACTCCTTTGATTGCGGGTGGAGGTGGCGCTGGTCTTTCTACGACAACTACAAATATCAGACTGGCTCAGGGTTTTCAAATACCTAGAGATGATTTAACCTTTCAATCAATTAAGTTGTCGCTTACAAAAACTGGAAGTCCGGGAAATTTAACCGTGGACATAGTTGAGGATAATAATGGAGCACCGACAGGGGCAGTGATAAAAACATTCGTATATGCACCTGGGGATGTTCCTACGACTCCTTCAAATTTTCAATATGTAATAAAAACCGCAGCTTCAATGTTCGGTTTATCGGCAGATCAGACTTATTGGATTGTTGCGCGAGGCGCTGGAGTTGATGGAGCTAATTATTATACTTGGGAAAAATCAAACACAGATATTTATAATAAAGGTGTTAGTTCATTGTCTAATAATGGAGGGACAACTTGGATAGATTCAGGCGGTTCAGATTTTCTATTTCAATTAATTTTCGGCGGTAAAAGAGAAGCATCAGGTCAAGTTGAAGTAAAGACAGATTATTATAAAACCTATCTATAAAATGAAAAAATCTTATACTATAAAAATTTATACCCCTGATGATGTGTTTGTCAAATCGTGGAGCAATGCTTCTATTGAAAGATTTGTCAAGGAAATAAACGGAGGGCTTGGAGAGTGTGTTATAAATCTTGGGGAAAAATTTGACTATGCGGGAGCTGAGCTTTCTTTGGGAAATAGAGCGGACATTTATATTAATGACATAGAAGGTCAGATGACTGAGTTCCTAATTTACAGGGGATATATTTCATTGATTGAGCCTGCTGTAATAAATAAAAATGAAGGGATCAGGGCAGTGGTGCTTGGATATCATACGCTTTTGACTTTGGACTATCTTAAGAATTCAAATACGACTACGCTTTTTTCTGATACTTCGGCAGGTCTAACGACTAGCGGGCCCGGGACAGCTTCTGATATCGGATTGATGATGAGGGCAGTGATTGATCGCTATCGGGCAGAAAATATAAATCCAAAACTAAGCTATACAAATCAAAGCATTCCTTTGGTGCCTGCCGTCTCAGAGAAATTCACATTTGAGCAGAGATTCTATCGAGAGGCAATGGATGATATTTTAGGATTGGCACCTGAAAATTATTTTTATTTTGTAGATCAAAATGGTATAATTCATTTCAAAGAAGCTCCGACGACGCCAACTTGGAGATTCACTTTTGGTAGAAACATATCTTTAATTCAAGTTAATTCAAACATTGAAAAGTTGAGGAACTTCGTTTTAGTTTGGAATGGATTAGCAGGTGGTCCCGCAATCTATAAGGCTTATTCAGATGATCTAAGTATTGCTCGCTATGGCAAAAGAGCCGAGAGGATAATTGACTATGGTATACAAGATCAAAGCGGAGCTGATGCAGTTGGAGAAAAATTTTTGGCACAGAATAAGAATTTTGAAGCGAGGGTAATAGTAGAATTAATTGACGACGAGACAGACGATAGAGGTTTAGATATTGATAAAATTGAGCCAGGGCAAACAATTATGTTCTTAAATTATAATGATGTTTTCACAGACATTTTCAGATATAATTTAGTGATCACAGAGGTTGTATACTTTCCTAATATTCCGCATAGGGTAAGAGTTAAGGCAGAATTGAGAAGGTCTGGCATCGCAGACTTACAGAAAAAAACAAATAGAAAGGTTGATGATTTATCAAAGTCAGCATCGATCCCTGCAGCGTGGACATAATATGGAAAACTTTAGAGAATTACTAAAAAAAGAAATTGGATGGACGATCGCAATTATAATGGCCGTGGTAGCTTGTCTTACTTTCTTTTTGAAACTTCCAAATCAGAATAAAGATGCTATAATAAAATTAAGTGAGAGTGTGATAAACTTAAGAGATAATCATATTCATTCAATTCAAGCTGATGTCGATGAGCTTCAAGGCGAAATGACAAATGCGAGAGTTGAAATAGGACAGGTTAAAGTTTTGGTCGAGCAATTGTTAAATAGAAAATAAAATGAAAAGAATAAATATTTTGTTAAAAATGGTTGAGATTTTAAGAATTGTTTTTAAGATACAATCAAAGTTAGAAAAAAAAGAAACGGAAAATGGAAGGAAGATGTCAGAATTTTTGAAAAAAAATATAGGTAATTCTTTTACTCAAGATGTAGATTCAGACGGCGACATAGACAAAGACGATGAAATGGTAAATTGCGCAGCTACTGTAAACGAAATAGCAAAAAGAGTTTTAGGAGATACTTTAGGATTAAGTTATCTTGGGAATATAAACACTGCTAAATTATTGGAAGACATAGAAGTCCAAAAATGGAGATTTTTTGAGGTTTCAAAAATAAGCCTAAAGAAGGGAGATATAATTATCTCGCCTACTGATAAAAAAATTGGGCATGTTGGATATTATTTTGGTGGTGGATTGATAGCATCCAATAATTCTTATACTGGCAAATTAGATACTCATCACACTTTAGAGAGTTGGAAAGAGAGATATGTTAAAAAATTTGGTTTGAAAATGAAATTTTATCGTATAATATAGTCGTTGAAAAAAATCAAAATTATGTTAAAAATATTTAGTTCTGTTTCAAAAGTTGTCTTTCTACTAATGGCAATTTGTGCTTCAGTAGGATTTTTCCTAAAAATAATTTCTGCTGAATTATATATGGGATTAGTGATGATGGCATTCGTTCATTATTTCAAAAAGGACAGCACAAACGAAAACACTGAAGTGTAGGTTTTTGGGCTTCATAACGGAGTTTGGTTTCGGATTAAGTTCTGATTGGCAACCCCATTGCCAAGCCTCACCAGACTCCCTTATGGAGCCTAATCCACAGCTAACCCACAGGTTATAATTTTGAGATTATATTTGATTAGCTGTATAATAATATTGTCGGTAATTAATGGGGATGAATTTTGGTCCCCGTGTGGATCAATTTTTATTTATGAATGAAAAAAAATCAAAAAAATTAAGAAAGGAGGCAAAGAAAAAGATTGATGGAGAGGTTCTTTTCCTAAGCAGGGCTTTGAAATCAAGATCTAAGTGGATGCCTAAGTGGTTATTTTACAAGGTCGCAAAAATTTATTTCAAAAATGATTTCTTCAAAAAGCTATACTTTATTCGTGAAGATAGAAAAATTGGCGAAAAATAATTATGAAATTTAATATATATATAAATCAAAAATCATTAATTGATTTAGGGTTTAGAGGTGGCATTGATGAAGCGATAATTTTAGAATATCTTTATTATCTTTGTTCGTCTGTAAATCCAAAAGTAGAAAAAAGCAGAAAAGAAAAAGAAGGCAAAAGATATACTTGGTTTAACTATTCTAATTTTTTCAAAGAAAATCCACTAATAAAAGTGAAATCAAAAAGTTGGATTACTCCTAGGATAGGTTTATTAGAAGGGGAAGGGTTTATAGAGACATTTCAAGATATGAAAAGCTTTAGAAAATATGTTAGGTTATTGCCGAAAATAATGAGGATGTTCTCCAGTGAGAACGGGGGCGTTCTTGAGGAAGAACGGGGGGCGTTCTCCAGTGAGAACATTGATAATAGTATTAATGATTCTATTACTAATGATGATATAGCCGACAAGTCGGCAGGATCTGAAATTAATGATTTAATAGAATTATTCAAACCATTGAACCCAAGCTATAAGATATTGTTTTCAAATAAAACACAGAGAAAATGCCTGAAAAGAATGATCGCCGAACATGGCGCGGAAAAAGTAAAAGGACAAATTAAGCATGCGGTTTCAGTTTCAGGGCAAGAATTTTCGCCAGTGATAACAACTCCGTATCAGCTTGAAAATAAATTAGGAAGTTTGTTGGCATTTGAAAAAATAAAAAAAGAAAAGAAAAAGAATGATGATAAAAAGAATGGGATCAATAGATGTAGTAAGTGTAAAAAAGAATTGCCTGAGAATTCGTGGGATAGTATTTGTTGGGATTGTAAGCATTAAAAGCTATCCACAGGTGGCACTTTACAGAAGATTAAAAATGATTATAATTATATTGAGGTTAAAAGGGGCAGTCGCTAGACGACAATTCCCATTTCAACCTCTAAAAGAGGTTTTTTTAATAACAGGTTCTTGAGGGAGATGATTGGTATTAGCGCCAGCTTCTCGGGTGGGGTTCAATGGTCCTTATATCGCCGTTGAGTTAAGCCCCTCGACACGGCTTTCCTCTTAATAAGTCCCGAGGAATAGGAGGACAAGAAAGTGCGACTGTTTGAATGCCGAGACTCATTCAAATGATGATCTGATCATCTTCCGCACGAGCCTGTTATTAGACCAATAGTCGTGAGGTTAATAATTAAACAAAAAAATGACAGATGATAGAAAAAAAGAATTAAGTGTTTTTGAAAAAGATAAATTAATAGAAATAGTAGGAGTATTAGAAGCAAAAATTGAGGATAGTTCTGAAGACTACTATAAAAACGAGGCAAGCGAAAAAAGCGAATTGGTTCAAAAAATACTTAACGGAATTTTTGGCGTAGATAGACCAAGAAAAGACAAAGAAGGAAATTATCTTGGCACAGAAAAGTATATTGAATTAGCAATTGCGAATTTCAATAATCTTAAGAACAACAAAGATATTGATGATTCAAGAAATTCATTAAATCTTGAAGTGTTAAAAGTAGAAAATAAAAAACTTTGGCATTTGTTAAGGGTTAATTTTGGGGAAACGCTATCTTATGAAGAAAAGGATATAAAAAATCCATTCAAATAATATGGTTAATCTAATATGGTATTCTCAGCACCAAAAAAAAGTTGAGAAAATAGAAAAGTTGAAAAGTAATTTTCAAATTTTCGCAGGGTTAGTGTTTTTATTAGGGATAGTATTAATATCAAGTGTCGGAAATTAAATCGTGCTTATCAGTCCCGCTCCTTTCCTTTCATTCGTTGTTCACGATTGGCGAAAGAAAGGACGGGGCTAATGAGTTAAATTAAAATGGAAAATTTACAAGAAAAAGACTTGGTGCCTATAAAAACTGAATTGGCAGATGTTCAGTCTGAAGCTTATGATTTAGAAATTAAACAAGTTAAAGATATGGTCATTGCTACAGAGATGTTATCAAGGATTAAATTAATATCAAAGAATATTAAAGAAACAAAGGAGGGAGCAACAAAGCCAATTAGCGAAGGATTAAAAATGATTAGGGGTTGGTTCGCACCATTAGAGGATGGTTGGAAAAATGCTGATGGTGTTGTTAGAAAAAAAATGTCATCATTCCAAATGGAAGAGGATAGGAAGGCTCAGATAGAAAGAGACAGGATTGCTCGTGAAATGAAAGAAGAGCAAGACAGGATCGCCAATGATAAAAGATTGAAAGATGAGACCAAGGAAGAGAAGGAGGAGGTTGTAGTTGAAAAGGCAATGGAAAATATTGAGAAAGTTGATGAAGGTCATCAGACTAAATTCAAAGCAGAGTCAGGGTCAGTTCATTTTAGAACTGATAAGGTGGTTGAAATAGAACCTTTTAATCACGAATTCTATCAAGTAAAAGATGATTTCAAAGATAATCATAATTTAATACCAGCTGAGTATTTAATGCTTGATGTCAAGAAAATTGAGAAAGTGGCAAGGGCAGGAGTAGAAATCCCTGGAGTGTCGGTCCGGGAAGTCAAGACTGTTGTAAATAGATAATATGGAAGAGAAAAAAACAACAAAGAAGACTGATAATTTAGAGACAAAAATCTTGAGAATTCAAACAGAGCTGAAAGCTCCAAAGGGTCAGTTTAATTCTTTCGGGAAATATAAATATCGTAGCTGTGAAGATATTTTAGAGGCATTGAAGCCATTGTTATTAAAAGAAAAAGTTTTGTTAACAATAAGAGATGAGATTATTTTGGTAGGGAATGGAGTTACTCCTATAGTGATAGAAAAGACAGCTGTTGGTGGAGATAGGTTTTATATCAAGGCAGATGTCACTGTTCATAATGCCGAGAAGCCTGAGGAATTTTTGGTCACATCGGGGTTTGCTAGAGAGTCGCAGACTAAAAAGGGAATGGATGCTAGCCAAATCACAGGGGCTTCAAGTTCTTATGCTAGGAAGTATGCTCTTAATGGAATGTTCTGTATTGATGATAACAAAGATTCTGATAATACTAATAAAAAAGGAACTGGTAGCAAGACAGATTATTATAAAAATGCTTTGACTTCCATTAAAAGTTTCAAGACAAAAGAAATGCTGAAGGAATTAAAAGTCAAAGTCGAGGCTTCTAAAAATCTAACTAAAGATCAGAAGAATGATCTTGTACTAAAAATAAATGCCAAAATCGGAGATAAAACTTCCTAGGGAACATTTCAGTTGGTCTCAGTTATGGCTTTGGGAAAATAAGCCGTGGGAGTACAAGGAAATATATTTTGAAAAAGGCAAAGTTGATAGCAATAACAGAATGGAGTTTGGCAAAAAATTTGCCGAAGCAAGAGATTCTAATGATTCAGATGACGAAATGATAGAAAATCTTAATATGGCATTGCCTGCTTTCAAAACTAAAGAAAAAAAATTGACTGGATATATCAAGGTTGATGGAGTTAAGATTAAGCTGATAGGAAAACCCGACAGCCTTGATATGAAGTCATTATCAATTTGTGAGGATAAAACTGGGACAGCTAAGTGGACTCAGAAAAAAGTAGATGGTTGGGGTCAATTATCAATGTATTCATTATTGCTTTGGTTAGACAAGAAAAAGCTTTGGAAAAAAATGATTTTGAATTGGGCCCAAACTGAAGAAGATGAGTACGGGAATATTGAATTAACTGGTCATCACGAGACATTTGAAACATCTCGGGACACTGTCGCTGTTCTGCAGATGGCTAATCGTATTAAAAAAGCGATTAGAGAAATAAGCATAGCTTATATTAATTACTTAAAAGAAAATGGAAAATAAAAAAGAAATAAAAATTGAAGTGGATGAGAATATAATTAGCGATTTAGCTGATATATTATGTTTTTTTTCAGGATATAAAGAGGCTAAGGGAGATAGTTGGGGTAATGATTGGATAAATGATTCATTCCAAGCATTAAGAAATTTGAGAATTGAGATTGAAGATAAATTGTCGGAAATTAAATCTAATAAAAATAATTAAAATGAATTACAATAAAGTATTCGTATTGGGAAATCTTACGAGAGATCCCGAAATCCGCACAACTAACAGCGGATCACAGGTAGCCAGTTTTGGAGTGGCTACAAATCGTCATTGGAACGATAAGGACGGTCAGAGGCAGAGTGAGGTCGAGTTTCACAATATTACGGCTTGGGGCAGATTGGCAGAGATTGCCGGTCAATATCTTAAGAAGGGTCAGATTGTCTTTGTTGAGGGTCGATTAAAGACTCAGACTTGGGAAGACAAGGAAGGAAACAAAAAGAGCAAGGTTGACATCATCGCTGAGGGCTTTCAAATGGGTCCTGGGGGCGATAGGTCAAATCAGAGTAATGAGCCTACTGAGGAGCCACCAGTGGTAGATGAGCCAAAGGATATAAAGTCTCCTGATGATGTTGATATATAGAATATGAATAAAATTACTTTGAGGGGCTATCAAAAAAAAGCTATAGAGAAAATATTTTGGGCTAGAGAAAATAATTTTGAAGGCAATGATTTGATAGTCCTTCCTACAGGGTCAGGAAAAAGTTTAGTGATATCAAATCTAATAAAATCTTCTGAGGAGCATGTTTTAATAATTCAACCGACAAAAGAAATCTTGGAGCAAAATGTTGAAAAATTATTGAATTATATTGATCGTTCAGATATAGGAATATATTCTGAGTCAATGAAAGAAAAGACTATCAGAAAATTTACATTCGCAACGATTCAAAGCATCTATAAAAAAGCGGAAGAATTTGAGCATTTTAATTTCGTGATAATAGATGAGGCACATCTTGTTAATCCAAATAAGAAGTCGAGTATGTTTAATAAATTCTTGGCAGGAATAAAAAATCCGAAAGTGATAGGTTTTACTGCTACACCATATAGGTTGGAGCAACAATTCAGAAGAAGGAGAGGTGGATTTATAGATGTAAAAACTTTCATTCAGATTATAAGTAGAATGACTGGATTCTTTTGGCACAGAATATTATATAAAGTTGACCTTCAGGAATTGATAGAAAAAAAATATCTTTGTCCTATTAATTATATAGACAAATCTTTGATAGAAATTGACGAGGCAAAATCAGAAGCGGAGTTAGTAAAGAAATGCGAGAAAGTTATAAGTTCTAAAATTAAGGAAGTATTAGGGATCATTGAATATGCCAAAGGAATATCAAAAAGCATTGCGGTTTTCTGTTCGTCTATAAAACAGGCAGAAGAATTATCAGAATTGGTTCAGGACTCAGCGGTTGTGTCATCCTATACTAAGAAAATTGAAAGAGAGACGATATTGAATGGATTTAAGAGCGGAAAAATAAAAGTGATATTTAATGTTGGAGTATTGTCTATCGGTTTTGATTTTCCTGCCCTTGATTGTATCGTTCTATTAAGGCCTACAAAATCAATCGCACTTTATTATCAAATGATTGGCAGGGGTGTTAGGACTTCAGTTGGTAAAAAACAATGTAATGTAATTGATATGACTTCAACGATTAAAACACTCGGCAAAGTTGAAAGTATAAAATTGGAAAAGATAGAGGGTAAGTGGGAACTATTAACTGATACTGGATCGTGGCATAACAGACAATTATATCAGAACATATTTAGATTAAAAGGCAAATAGTTATCCACAGGTGGCGTTTGACAATGATTATCAATCTGTTAATATAGGAGTGTAAGGATGATGTCGGTCATCCAGTAAAAAATATTTATTATGAACAAAAAAGAGAAAAAGTTGTTAGAGAAATTAGAATGTAAAAGGTCAAGGCAAGAGGAATTATTAGATAGATGTTTGGGTAAGTATGATGCTCGTAGTTTAAGAACACAAAAGTTCGGTCAAATAAGATTGAGCGATATAGATAGAAAAATACAAAATATAGGGAGGATAAGTTTATAAAAAAATATATGAATATTTATAAAAAGATTTTATCTCAGGAGCATTTAGAAGAGAAAA